GCACGGTCGCCAGTAAAAGCGGGGTCATAACCTAACCACACTTCACGATTGCCGAATGGGCGTTGATAAAATGGCTTGTAATCGTGCCATTCTTCCAAACTATCCACTTGGCAAAGTTGTAAATCGGAAAACTTAAAAGCAGAACTGTTATCATCGGCAAATTGACACAAAAACAATTGTTCAAATTCTTCTTTGCTGTTTTCTGCGATTAGGTCGTCAATGTTGAATAGATTGCACCCGCCTTCCATTGCATCATAAATACTCACAATCTGTTTCCATTGTCGGTCAGCACAAAGTTTTCCGCTTTTTAAATTCTCATGCGAAATGTCAATTTCAACTTTGTCCGCCTTGGCCCGATTTTTATTAAATGCCTTGCCTGAAAAGAACGCATAAGCAGGATGTGCAATCGTGGTCGGCGTTGAAAAATAGGTTTGGCGATACATCTTTTGAGCCGCCATACCCGATGCCACTTTTCGCATCACATCAAATTTAGGCACCCAAAACACTTCATCAAAATACAAATTGCCGTGGTAGGATTGAGCCGTAGCGGAGTTCGTGCCAAGGAAAATCAATTCTGCCCCATTTGGTAATTTGATAGTTTCACCTTTTAAATCCACATCTGCCGTTTGCTTGGCGTAATTCACAATGTACGAGCGAAACTGCAAAGCCTGTTTTTTACTGGCTGATAAGAAAATTTGATTGTGCCCCGTCGTCAAGGCGTCAATAAAGGCTTCGTGGGCAAAATAGTAAGTCGCCCCGATTTGTCGGCTTTTTAAAATATTTCTGATTCGGTGTTCTTTCGCCTTGTGCCAAATTCGCTGATAATTAAACATTCCATCAAGAAAGCCATTAATCAGCAATTCCTCTTGTTCCTGATCAATGGCATTGGGTTCGGTTTTCTTACGATCACCCTTGTTGCGGTTCGCCAGTTTCGGGTTTAAATCTACTTCGTTACCATCACCAAAAGAATACTTTTTCACTCTCGCCATTCTTTCCATTTGGCGACCGAGCAAATCAATTTCTTTGTAATCTGAACCGCTCTTTTCTTCTTTTGCAATGAGCAGATTCAATCTTGTCTCTAATGCCAATTCAACCCGACCGACAGGCGCAATATCGTCCCACTTTTCTCTGTCTTTCCAACTAGCAATCGTTGATGCAGGAATATCAAGCTGGCGAGATATTTCAGCGATTTTATAACCACTAAAATACATCTGCTGTGCTTTACGTTTGATTTCCGCCGTCACTTCGAGTGAAGGTTGACTAATAACTTGTTCGTCCATTCCTAATCCTTTCTATTTACAACCGCATAATAGAAAGGGGGCGAATGTTAGTCTTTCCGCTTGCTCTGTGAATCGGCATACAACAAAAGCAACTCATAGACCACCAAAATTAAACCTTTCAGAATAATGGCAATCTTTGAATCAAACCAAACAAAGGATAAGCAATGGCAAAAACTTCAAAATGGTTTGTAGTCGCAACGGAAGGGGCAACTACAGACGGTCGCACAATCAATCGCACTTGGATTGAACAAATGGCGGCAAATTATGACCCTAAAAAATACGGTGCACGCGTTAATCTTGAACACATTAAATGGCGTTATATGTGGAACGATGATCCGCACTCAAAATGCTATGGTGATGTGGTTGGTTTAAAAACGGAAGAAAATGCTGAAGGTAAATTGCAGTTACTGGCTCAAATCGACCCAACGGACGATTTAATCAAACTGAATAAAGACCGTCAAAAAATCTACACCTCTATTGAGTGCGATCCGAATTTTGCCGACACTGGCGAGGCTTACTTAGTTGGTTTGGCTGTAACGGACAATCCTGCAAGTCTTGGCACAGAAATGTTGGTATTTTCTGCCGGTGCAAGCGCAAATCCTCTCAACAACCGCAAAGAAAAAGCCGAAAACCTTTTCACTGCCGCAATTGAAACCGAATTAGAGTTTGAAGAAGTGAAAGAAAAAGGGCTGTCTGTCTTTGCCAAAATCCGCGCATTATTTGCCGACAAAGAAAAAACCGACGATGAACGCTTTGCCGACCAAACGCAAGCCATTGAGCTTTTAGCCGAGCAAATCAAAGAAACCTTGGAAAAATTAACCGCACTTTCTGACGATTTAGCAAAACAGCAAACTGAATTAACAGAAGTGAAAGCCACCAATGAAAGCATTCAAGCCAAATTCACCACGCTTGAAAAAGCACCGTCCGCCGACTTCGGCAAACGTCCAATCGTTGCCGGTGAAGGTAAATCCGAATTTTTAACCGATTGCTAAAGGAACAACCATGCGCAACGAAACTAAACAGAAATTTAATGCCTATGTGGCACGTGTCGCCGAATTAAACGGTGTAACAAGTAATGATGTGGCAGAAACATTTACCGTCACCCCAAGCGTAGAACAAAAACTGATTGAAAAAGTGATGTTAAGTTCGAACTTCTTACAATGGATTAATGTTGTTCGTGATCCATTAATGGAAGCGGAATTGGTCGGTCTTGAAGTGGCTTCCGCGATTGCAAGCACAACAGACACCAACACCAAAGAGCGCGAAACCAAAGACGTTTCCAAAATGACCGGTCGCAAATATAAATGCGAACAAGTCAATTTCGACACGCATATTCCATGGGCAAAACTCGACCAATGGGCGAAACACCCTGACTTCCAGAAAAAATTGGCGAATTTAACGCAAAAAACCATCGCCTTAAACCTCATTATGATGGGGCTAAACGGCACAAGTCGCAGTGAAACCTCCGATTTGTCTTCAAATCCGAAACTGCAAGACGTGAAAAAAGGTTGGCTACAACAATTACGTGACGATATGCCAACACATGTAATGAACGGTGCAAATACTGAGAACAAAATCAAAGTGGGTAAAGGTCAAGCCAAAAACCACGGCTATGAAAACATTGATGCCTTAGTGCTTGATGCCGTCAACACCTTAATTGATGAAGTTTACGCCGATGACACCGAATTGGTGGTTATCTGCGGTCGTGAAATCTTAAACGATAAATACTTCAACATCGTTAACACGGATTTAAAACCGACGGATGACCTTGCAAGCCAAGTGATCATCTCACAAAAACAAATTGGTGGTTTAAAAGCGATTCGCGTGCCGTTCTTCCCGAAAAACTCAATCCTGATTACCCGGTTGGATAACTTATCCATCTATATTCAGGAAGGTTCAATGCGTCGTTTCATTAAGAACAACCCGAAACGCAACCGCGTAGAAGATTACTTATCGCAAAACATCGACTACAAAGTCGAAGAATACGGTTGCGCGGCATTAATCGAAAACATCACGTTTGAAGATAAAGAATAATGGCTGAACGCCTTTCACCCGCACAAATTCATCTTCGTACCATTTCCGCTGCTGTGGCTCACGCAGCGGAAACCGAAGATCTAAGCGACTTTACGGAATACGAAAAAATGTGCCGTATTCTTGCGAGACATCGAAAGGATTTGAAAAACATCCAATCAACGGAACGCAAAGGCGCATTTAAAAAGCAAATTTTGCCTGACTATCTACCATGGATTGAAGGGACCTTGTCGGTCGGAAGTGGTAAACAAGATAATGTCTTGATGACATGGTGCGTGTGGGCGATTGACTGTGGCGAATATCATCTCGCCTTACAGATTGCCGATTATGCTGTATTTCATGATTTACGCTTGCCAGAGCCATTTACCCGAACACTTGGCACTTTGTTGGCAGAAGAATTTGCCGACCAAGCCAAAGCCGCACAAGCCGCCAATAAACCGTTCGAAGTGGCTTACTTAGAGCAAGTCCAACGCATCACCGCTGATTGCGACATGCCTGATGAAAGCCGTGCGCGATTATTGCGTGAATTGGGTTTGTTATTGGTTGATAAGCACCCTGAACAAGCACTGGCATATTTAGAACGTGCTTTGGGTTTAGATCAGAAAATTGGCGTGAAAGGCGATATTAAAAAATTACGTAAGCAATTAAACAAAGCCGATGAATAATCGGTTTTGGTAAAGAGCAAACCACGCAGCCGTCGGGCGGATTAAAAGTGCGGTCAAATTCTGACGGATTTATTGGCCGTGCTTAATTTAATCCTCACCCGACTTTTTTTATAAGGGTAAATCAATGAGCGACGGCGCAATATCAGTCAAACTTGCCCCCGATTATGAAATGGGCGAAGTACAGCAACAGTTAAATGATTACGATACCTTAGATGACATTATCAGTAATGACGGTTTCTTCCCCGATATGTCACTTGCTCAATTTCGTAATCAATACCGTGCAGACGGCACCATTACCACACAACGCTTACAAGATGCCTTAATTGAAGGAATGGCGAGCGTTAATGAAGAACTCTCCACGTTTAAAACACAAAGTAAACGCGACAGTTTAGAACAGATCACAGCCCCCTACCTCAATGGCGAAAGCGTGCTGATTTATCGTTATAAACGTGCGGTAAGTTGCTTGGCACTAGCAAACCTTTATGAACGCTATGCAAGCTATGACAGCACGAATGATGGCGAAAAGAAAATGGCACTACTCAAAGACAGCATTGATGAATTACGCCGTGATGCACGCTTTGCGATTAGCGACATATTGGGCAGAAAACGCGTCGATGCGGAGTTAATCTAATGCAAGTTTACGCACAACAAAATGACAATTTAGATGCCATCCTTTATCGCCATTTTGGACGAAGTGAAGGCTTACTCGAAATAACCTGCGAACTCAATCCGCATTTAATGGATAAACCCATTATTCCCATTGGCACCCCAGTCATATTGCCAGATGCTGATACAGAAAAAATCAGTGTAGCAAATGACACAATTCAACTTTGGAGCTGATATGCACGACACACCATCAAGAGCGTCTTACACATCAGGAATATTCGCCTTTTTGATTGGACGCATTGCCGATATGTTCTCAAATGTAAATTGGGCTGATGTCGCATCGGTTACAGGTATTGTGATTGGTGTCGCCACCTTTCTTGTGAATTGGTATTACAAGAAAAAAGATTTTGAATTAAAAGAAAAAGAACTCGAACAACGGATCCATCATCATGATTAAACGTTACGCCAAATACATCTGCGCCATATCCGCTGTTGTTGGACTGGTGATTGCCACTCATGGGAATGAAATTCGAACATCCGAAAAAGGCTTGTTACTGATTGGCAATGCAGAAGGTTGCATGAAAAAGCCCTATCAATGCCCTGCTGATGTTTTAACAGTCGGCATAGGCATAACCGATGCCGTTGAAAAAATTGACCGCAATAAAATTTACACCTTACAAGAAATTGCAGAATTATACGTAAAAGGCATTAAACAATCAGAAAAATGCGTTAATCAATACGCCAACGGGCAAACCATGCCACAAGGCGCATTTGATGCCTTAGTGTCCATCACCTTTAACGTAGGATGTGGCAAATTAAAAAATAGCTCACTTTTTAAAATGGCACGCAAAGGCTACAGCAAAACCATGTGCAGTCAGTTTGAACGTTGGATTTATGCTGCAGGAAAACCGCTAAAAGGATTAATTGAACGCCGTCAAAAGGAGAAAAACCTATGTTTAATTTCTTAACCGCAAAAGAACGAGGCATTTTACTTATCGGACCAATAGTGCTTGTACTCCTGATTATGTTTTTGGGATTTGAGGCTAATTATTGGCGAAAAGAAATGCTCAAAGAAGAACAGCTAAAACTGAAATGGCAAAACTCTTACATTGAGTTAAATCATAGCGTTCAAAATTTTGCCGAACAGCAAGCACAGCTTATCCAAGCTGTAAACAACCTCAAAGCAAACCAAAATCAACAAACACAGGATTTAAAAAATGTACTTAAATCAAACCAAGATTGGGCTGACCGCCCTTTGCCTGATGATGTTAAACGCGTGCTCAACTCAGCAGGAAGTCATTAAATCACCGATTCTTTGTCCGCAAACCACAGAGTGCAGTGCGTATTCGCCACAAATTCGCACCAATGGTGAATTAGCCGAAGCCTATTTACAGACACAACACCACCTTGATTTGTGCATTATCGAGAACTCAAGTTTAAAAAAATGCATGGATGAATTTAATAAAAAGGAACAGCCATGACAGATCAATTCGACCGAGCACAACAGCTCGAAGAAATGCAACGTGAAATCGCCCTCAAAAAACACCGCACTTTTAAAGCAGTAAGTCGCCTTTATTGTGAAGATTGTGATGCACCCATCCCCGAAAAGCGCAGACAAATGATTCAAGGCGTAACACGTTGCGTGACTTGCCAACAAAGATTTGAAATGCAACAACGGAATTTTCGAAAATGAAAAAACCAAACCAACTGCGCAAAATCCTTGAACAAAGTCACCCCGATTTTGTAAAAAATCCCGACCATCTACAACTTTATGTGGACGGTGGGCAAATCGTCGCAACGGGTGCCGCATCATTTAGTTTTGAATACCGTTACACACTCAATGTCGTGGTGACTGATTATGCAGGCGATATTGCCACCTTGATTGTGCCAATGATGGCTTATCTCCGCACAAATCAACCTGAAATATTAGAAAATCCACAAATTAGAGAGAATGCATTTAAATTCCAGGTTGATTACAACAATAACAACACCGCAGATATTAGCTTCGAAATCCAACTCACTGAACGTGTCGTGTCGAAAAAAAACGGGAATAACGTGCAGATCCATTACGCAAAAGAACCAGTATGGGATGAACCAAACCGAGTAAAAGTCTATTTGGAAAACTGGGAATCATTAATTTTTGAGGGTGATATCGTCTAATGGCTACAGTAGAAGAAGTTCAGGCAAAATTGACCGCACTTATTGCCAATCTTTCTCCACAGGCGCGCAGACAGCTTGGGCGAAAAATCGGGCAAGCCTTACGAAAAAGCCAATCGAACCGAATTGCACGCCAACAAAATCCAGATGGTTCTGCCTTTGAACCTAGAAAACCACGTAAAGAATTTGGAAAAAAGAAAGGACGAATCAAACGCAAAGCCATGTTCGCCAAACTTCGCACCGCCAGACATTTAAAAGTGCGGTCAAATGGTAACGAAGTTTCAGTGGGGTTTAATGGCTCAAGTGCCGCCATTGCTGCAGTGCATCAATACGGTTTAACAGCACGACCATCAAAAGAGAAGGATTTTAAAGTGAGATATGCCCAACGGGAACTATTGGGCATTTCAGAACAGGATTTATCAATGCTGAATGAATTGGTGATAGAACAAATTAGCAAAAGCTAATTACTTTAAATAAGAAGGTGGAACCACAGTATCATGGTGTGAAAGTTTACCGGCAAACAATACCAATAAAACCACATAAAGAGGCAAACAAATGATTGGCACAACAAACACTACAAACCATACCCAGCCCCAAAATGTTTCCGGTTTAAAAAGTTCATACATTGATACAGTAAAACTAGATAAAGCAGAAAAAACGACTGCAAAAAAATGACCAACTGGTGCGATAACATCAAACCAGATAAATGAAAAAGGATTAAATTGATAATGTAAACAGGTGGAAATAATCACAAGACTCCACATAGCAATGTTTAGCATGATCAACGTGCGAGATGTTCTTTTGTTTTTCATATCCGCTCCTTATTCTCTTTTCTTGATTATTAGCAATCATACGTTTATTTGTCAATAAAAATAAGGCGAAAAAATGAATAATTTACAAATTCAAATTATCCTAAATTCAGTAGATAAAGCAACCGCACCAATTAAGGCGATAGCAGGTAGAGCGGAAGCATTAGCTGAAAAAGTGAAACATGCTCAAAAAGCATTAAGCGGATTGGATAAAACTAAAAATTTAGCTGAAAAATTTAAAGCTCTGCGTAACGAAACGAATAGCTATGCCAAAGCACTAGATACTGCAAAAGCAAACAGCAAACAATTACAAAGTGCCGTGGATTCAAATACGGCTAAATTTAACAGCATTACAGGGAAACTAGGCAATGCGACACAACAACTCAATAAACACAAAGAAGAAGTCATACGCTTAAAATCGGTTTATAACAATATGTCTATTCCTCTTGCCAAAGGCATGGGGTTTAAAAGCTTTAATGATGCACGTTCCAGTATTGCCCGACAAATTGAAACACAAAAGAAGGCAATAAAAGATTCAAACGAACAGATTAAAAAGTTAAAGTCAGAACGCAAAGCTACCGAACAAGCCGTAAAAAGCACAACAAAAGCCCTTGATGGCGAGAAAGAAACAATTAACAAGATTAATAAAGAATATAAACCCCATGTAGAACAACTAAAAAAAATACAAGAACAACTACACAAAGCGGGATTTAGCACCAAGCACTTTGCGCAAAGTGAAAAACAACTATCGGCAGATATTGAAAAAGCAAATAATAAATTAGCAAAACATCAGCGTATGCTTGCTTTAGTTGAACGAGCACAAGCAAGATTTGCTCGTATTAAAGCTCCAATATCATCTGCATTAAATACTGGACGAAACATTGCAGGCGTAGGGGTACAAGCATCTATTGGCGGACAACAAATAATGCAACCGATCATATCAATGGGTCGAGGTGTCGTAGAAATGGCGCAAGTTGCTGGTAAATTTGAGCAATTTCAGTCTGTTTTAGAGGTAACAGAAGGCAGTTCAGAAAAAGCCAAGAAAAGTTTTGATTGGGTGAAAAAATTTGCTGTAGATACTCCAGCCAACCTTGATGAAGCAATGGAAGCCTTTGTGCGTTTGCGCGCTTACGGCATGGATCCTACAAACGGATTACTGCAAACATTAGGCGATACAGCTTCTGCAATGGGAAAACCAGTTATGCAAGCAGTAGAGGCAATTGCTGATGCCGTAACAGGTGAAAATGAACGCTTGAAAGAATTTGGGATTAAAGGTAGTGCAATAAAAGGAACAAAATTTATCGAATATACTTATACGGATAAAAATGGCAAACAACAATCTGCACGTGTAGATAAAAACAACCGAAAACAAATTGAAGAAACGCTCAAACGTATTTGGAATGAAAAATATTCTGGCGCAATGGAAAAACAATCAAAAACGCTTTTAGGTATTTGGGCAAAACTTGATGACGTATGGGCAAGTTTCCAAATGAAAATTATGGAAAATGGCGCATTTGATTGGATTAAAGATAAGCTGCAATTTCTTTTAAAGAAATTTGATGAACTTGAACAGAATGGTGAGTTAAAAAAATGGGCGAAAGATATTGGCACAGTTATCAATGAAGTGATTCAAGGATTGTGGGATTTTGGTCAAACCGTATTTGAAGCAGTCAAATGGTTAGCTCAATTTGCATCCCAAAACAAAGGTGCAATCGCTACAATAGTTAAGTTTACCGCCATAGCTGGTGTGGCATTGATGGCTCTTGCACCTTTGCTTTTCACCTTGTCTTTAGTTGCACCTGTGCTACAAGTATTGGGTTCAACGTTTTTATGGGTTGGGAAAGTTGCTATAACTGCCATTTTGGGTATAGGGAAAGCTATGTTAGCCAATCCAATTCTAGCTGTGATTGCCTTAATTATTGGTGCATTAGTGTATCTTTGGCAAAATTGGGATGAAGTGAAAGCAAAACTCATTGAGGGCTGGAACTGGTTAAGTGAACAAGCGGGGCAAATTTGGCAAAACATTGTTAATTCTGTTACAGAAAAATGGAACGTATTAAGTGCCAAAGTGGGAGAAATCACAAATTCAGTTGGGGAGTTTTTCCGTGAAAAATGGGAAGGCATTACCGATACAGCAAAAAACTTCGGTTCTAATATGATGAACAAACTAAAAGATGGCGTACTCGAAAGTTTTAAAAATGTACAACAAGCCATTAGCAGTACTGTGGATTGGATCAAAGAAAAACTCGGCTTTTCTAAAGATACAGAAAAACAAATTGAACAAACAAAACAAAATATTGCAAATGTCACAAACAATGCAGAAAACAACGTGCCAAATATTAACAAATGGTCAGGCGGCTATGCAGGAAATGGCGGTAAGTTTGAACCAAAAGGTATATTCCACGGTGGCGAATACGTGATGACCAAAGAGGCCACATCACGCCTTGGCATCAATACGCTCAACGCCCTTAATTACGGCAAACAAGCACTGATTGCGGGCGGTTTAGGTATCAGCGTTGCGACTGCAACACCTGTGCAAGTTGATACTCGCGCGCCAATTTCTGCTCGTCCAGTGGTGACGCAATCCAGCCAACCAATGAGCATCAATATCACCATCAATGCCGCACAAGGCATGGACGAACGAGCCATTGCACAGCAAGTGGCAAAAGAAATACAACGCATCGAAAACCAACGCCAAGCAAGAGCGCGTAGTTCCATGTGGGATAGAGCATAATAAAAGGGCGAAAGCCCTTTTTTGTTACCTATTATTCCACACTCTCCCCCACTCGCCACACCGCACAATATTGCCAACAATAAGGCATATTCTTTAACTGTTAATGCCTATGTCTGCCGAATTACAACGAAAACTAGACAACATTATCCGCTTTGGGGTAATCGCTGAAGTGAATTACGCCACCGCACGTGCTCGCGTAAAGAGCGGTGACATTCTGACAGAGTTTTTACCATTTATTACATTTCGAGCGGGTACAACCAAAACCTGGTCGCCCCCCACTGTGGGCGAACAATGTGTGATGCTATCGGTGAGTGGTGAATTTACCACTGCCTGCATATTAGTTGGGCTTTACACACAAAACAGCCCTAGCCATTCAGCCGACGAACACGTTATTGAATTTGCTGACGGTGCCAAAATTACCTACAACCAAGCAAGTGGCGCATTAGTTGTGACAGGTATCAAAACCGCCAGTATTACTGCCGCTAATCAAATTGATATTGACTGCCCCACTATCAATATCAAAGGCAATGTGAATATTGACGGATCTTTATCAACCACAGGCACTAGCACCACAAAAGGTAATATCAGTACGCAAGGCAGTGTGACCGCAAGCGGCGATATTAAAGGTGGCTCAATTAGTTTACAAAACCACGTTCACGTTGAACAAGGCGATGGCCAACGAACCTCTAATGCAAAGGCATAGTATGAATCGATACACTGGCGAAACATTAAAAAACGAAAGCGACCACATTAAACAATCCATTGCCGATATTTTGCTAACGCCTGTTGGCTCGCGCATTCAGCGGCGTGAATATGGCAGCTTAATCCCAATGCTAATAGACCGCCCAATTAGCCACACATTGTTATTACAACTGGCGGCTTGCGCTGTTACAGCGATTAATCGTTGGGAACCACGAGTACAAATCACACAATTTAAACCTGAATTGGTTGAAGGTGGCATTGTGGCAAGTTATGTCGCACGCGGGCAATATCAGCAACATATCAAAGAAAACCATCTTTTATTAGGTCATAAATCATGAACAATATTATTGACTTGAACAATTTGCCTGTACCAAAAGTTGTGCAAGAACTCAGTTATGAAACCTTACTTGCTCAACGAAAAGCTAAATTCCTGTCATTACAAGAAAATGATGATATGCGCCAACATTGGCAGGCTCGATTACAATTAGAAAGCGAACCTGTAGTGAAATTGCTAGAAGAAAATGCTTATTTAGAATTATTACTCAGAACGCATATTAATGAATCTGCTAAAGCCGTAATGCTTGCCTATGCGACAGGCTCAGATTTAGACCAATTAGGGGCATTATTTGGCATTAAGCGATTAATCATTCAAGCGGGAGATTTAAACGCTCATCCGCCTATTCCCACCCAATATGAAGATGATGAACGTTTTCGCACACGTATTCAAATGTCATTAGAAGGTTTAACTACGGCTGGTAGTCGTGCAAGCTATGAATTTCATGCGCTCTCTACCTCTGCAAAAATAAAAGACGTTGATGTAACAAGCCCAACTGCAGGCACGGTGAAAGTGGCCATATTATCTACGGAGGGGCAAGGAACAGCCGACAGTGATTTAATTAATGCGGTAAAAAAACAGCTGAATGCCGAGCATATTCGCCCGCTGACTGATACGGTATTGGTCGAAAGTGCGGTGATTTTACCTTATGAAATTCGAGCGACCCTCACACTTTATCCCTCAGTACTAGAAAGTGTTGTCATGGCAAATGTTAATCAAGCCATCACCCATTATACAAATAAGCAACACTTGCTTGGCATTGATATTACGCTTTCAGGTATTTATTCAGCTTTGCACCAAGAAGGCGTGCAGAACGTGAAACTGACACAACCGCTTGCAGATTTAATCGTACAACCTCACCAAGCAGCATATTGCACAAAAATTCAACTCAACGTAGGTGGCCGAGATGAATAGCTATCTCTTGCCCATCGGGTCGAGCAAGCTAGAAAAACAATTATCGAATACGTTTTCAGCCATTGCGGAAATTCCTGTGCCTATTCGCCTCTTATGGAATGCTGAAAATTGCCCTATAAACCTATTGCCATGGCTTGCTTGGTCGCTTTCCGTGGACGAATGGGATGACGAATGGAGCGAGGAAAGTAAACGACAAGCTATTTTAAATAGCATCCACATTCACAAGCACAAAGGGACAATTTCGGCGATTCGCCGTGTCATGAAATCGGTGGGTTATGGCGAAGTCGATATTATCGAAAACCAATCACTTAAAACATGGAATGGCGAACTAAATTTTGATGGATCAGAAACCTTTGAGCATGAAGAAATGCACTGGGCAGAATACAAAATTGTGCTATATCAGCCTATTACTATTGAAGAATCAAAACAAGTGCGGCGAATTTTAAATGAAAATACCCCTGCACGCTGTCATTTGGTTACATTCAATTTTACACGGGCAGGCCATCGATGGAATGGCGAGATCAATTTCGACGGAAACTTTACTTTTGGAGAAGTATAAATGGGAAAAATTACTGAGCAACAACAATGGGAAGAAGATATTTATCTCATTGAAAAACAAGATAAGGTGCTAGGCGGAGAGCTTGGCGTAATTAACATTCAAGCAAAACAGCTCGCCAATCGAACCAAATATTTAAAATACCAAGTGGACGGTATCAACCGAGAACGCACAGGCTACGCCCCAAAAGCTAGCCCTGCGTTCACAGGTGTCCCAACAGCCCCTACTGCCAACCCAAACACCAACAACACCCAAATTGCGACGACAGAATTTGTGAAAACCGAAATTGCCGCATTGGTGGGTTCTGCGCCTGCTGCGTTGGACACGCTAGAAGAATTGGCACGAGCATTAGCAGGTGATGCAAACTTAAAAGCGACGTTGCTCGCTGAAATCGGGAAAAAAGCCAACGCCACTGATTTTAATGCCTTACATGATTTATTTGTTGGTATCCCTATCCCTTATCCGCTCTCTACCGTCCCAACAGGTTGCTTAGCCATGAACGGACAACGGTTTGATACTCGTCGTTATCCAAAATTGGCACAGAAATATCCGTCAGGGCAATTACCAGACATGCGCGGTGAATTTATCCGTGGTTTGGATAATGGGCGGGGTGTAGATGGAAATAGGGCTTTATTAAGCGATCAAAAACCTAGCATTATGGCTATTGACAATGATATCGCCAATTTAGCTGCAACAGGTATCGTTATGTTAGATGATTCGACAGTTCAGCAAGCTGCACAACACGCTTCTGCCGATTTATTAAATAGAAATGATTACCCTAATGTTGGTTTTGTCTTGAATGCATTCAATGATACTGACACAAGAGATAAAGCAATCCAAGATAAATATACTGCGGCTTCAGGCGTTAGTAGAATTTTATCAACACCAAGCTTAGCAAGGGGATGGGGAGCATTTGGTGTACGCCCCCGCAACATAGCCTATCACTACATCTGCCTAGCCGAATAAGGAGTACAACATGACCGTAACATTTAATCAAGACGGCTTTGCCGAAACCAGCGGTGAAATCACCGTGTATTGCACTGACAACCAAGGTATTTACAGCCACAGCACCACCGAATTTGTCAGCGAAGGTGGCAGTCTTTCCGCAGGCAGTTATTTAGATGCACCTCCGCCAGCCAAACAAGGCTTTGTCATTGTGCGAGTAGATAACAGTTGGCAATACCAAGCTGACCATCGTGGCACCTATTACAGCAAGGAAACAGGCGAAAAAGTAGAACATGCCGAACTAGGTGAATTGTCTGATAATTTAACCGCACTTGCACCACTTGCTGAACCATGCAAATGGAACGGTACAGCATGGGTAAAAGATGAAGCGAAAATTGCTGATAATTTTACAACAACCCAAACTCGCCTTATCGCCAACATTGACGAGCACGCAGCCAAAATCTACAGCACCTGGACACGCTTTGAAAGCGAGTACCGCGAGCGACAAACGGCAGCAGAAGCCTTTAAATCCGCAAATTATGAAGGCGAATGCAGTCGTTATATCTCAGATTTTGCGCAACGTGCGAGACTGGATAATAAGACCGCGACAAATCTTATTTTGACGCAAGCGGCAGGACTGGAAAAACTGCAGGTTGAATTAGCCAATCAACGCATGCGCAAATATGAGCTTAAAGCCCCTAATCTTACGCTTGAGCAACTGCAATCAATCCATGATGACATTATCAAGCAAATGGATAATTTGATGGAGGCATATCAAAATGGCTAAGGTTTATTTGGCGATGTACAAACACAAGCGAGACTGGCACAAAGAGCCAGTTAAAGCAATAGCAGACCGCATTACCCGATTTTTTACTAAGGGGAAATACTCACATTGTGAAATCGCGGTAGAGCGCATTGAATTTACTAACGGACACCATTATGAGCATGCGACAGTATATGACTGCTACTCCTCATCGGTACAAGATGGCGGGGTGCGTTGTAAACAGATTGATGTGTCCGATAACACAAAATGGGATTTAATCCCCCTCAACGATGTTACCGAGCAACAAATTAAAGCCTATTTTGACCGCACTTTGGGTTGTAAATACGACTGGTGGGGCGCGCTAGGAATCGTACTTGGCATCAAACAAAAACGCAGTAAGTATTTTTGCAGTGAGTGGTGCTTTAATGCGATTTGCGGTGGAGAAAATGGTTGGCGGTTTAGCCCGAATCAATTAGGGGCAATGTTTAAACATGATGACTAAAGACAAACCGATCATTAATTTTAACTGGAAATTTGGTGACGATGAAAGCGAAACGCTGACGCTAGATGAAAAAGAAGTACCAGAAGGCTTTGCTGATAGCGAATTTGACTTGTTTATCGTGCCTGATGGCAAAGATCCAGTTATCCATTTGACAAAAGGCAATGGTATTGCGTTATCTGATAACAACATCAAAATCACTTGCACGCGCGACCGTTTAGCTAACACAAAGTGGAAGACCGCAAGTTGGGCGTTAAAAATCACGAATACGAGCAACTGGCGAGACACGCTATGTGGCGGAAAGATTACGCGTTATAGCTATTATCCTGCAGAACGCGTAGAGGAATGACGCGATGGAAGACTGTAAACGGGCAATCGACGTGAAATTGCAGTTAAAACAAGCAGTGGCGGTATCGTTGCAATCAAAACAACCTATCAAGGTGACGTTATCAAAAGGTATTTCTGGTGGCGGTGGTACACCTGTTTTACCTGAATTTTCAGATTTAATTATAGCTTACAAAATAGGACGACTATGACAACACAAACAATCCAACAATTATTAACCGAATTTGCAACTTACTTAGGCGAGCAAGATAAAGCGATTTTGGCTCAAATTGAGGCAAAAATAACCCAACTTAAAAATGACCTATTAGGAGGTGAAGTATCAGCCGATTTAGATACATTCCGTGAGCTTGCAGAGGAATTACGAAAACTCAAAGCAAGCGGAAGCACTATACCTGAGGCATTAACCACTAAAATGACGGAATTTAAACAAAGTTTAGATGATGTGATTGAGAAACTTAATGCCTTAAATGCAATGGACTTAAAGTCAGCTTATCAACGTGGGAGAAATAGCTAATGAACAAACTCTTAGAACAATTGCCTGAAGTCCTCGAACAAATTGGGCGAGATATTAAAACCATAACCGTCGTGCTTGATAAAGGTAGTCCTGATAAAGGTAACCCTGATAAACCTACAACAAGCGGTCAGATTTCAGTGTTGGCATTACAAACTGTTGTGCCTTCTGCAATCAATTATCCCGAAGATGAAGCTAAATTAGCGAGTGGGGATTATGTGGTAGACACATACAATAACGAATTGGTTGTTCAAGTAGGTAAGCAATATGCAGGCTGGGTTTTGGACTCTGATGACGCAAAAAAAGTCAATGAAGAAGGGCTGTTGAAATTGCAGAACTATGTCAATAGTAATAGTTCTGCAGAGACAGTGAATATAACATTAAAATCGCCAGTAAAAGTCACTTCTGTTTTATACAATCATATTAGAGAGGTTGATTTAAATAGATTTGTTTCTGTAACAGACCTTACATATAAATTTGAAAACAACGCACTTAGCGAGTTAAAACTACATGGGGTGTTGGAAAACGGCAAAGCGGTTTCACGCTATTTAAACCAAAACACAGATTATCTACAACTTCTTCAACATTACAGTGCAGGTTATGGCACTATAATTGATGGCTCATATAGTAGAGAAATTTATAATCGATTTTTCAGCCAAAATGGCGAAAAACCAATTGATGGCTACTCTATACCTGAAGATGTTAATGATATTGAACTTACTGTCCAACACAACGGTTTTTCTAAAACAATCACTTTACGTAGGGAAACGCCTAAAACTTAATAGTATTGAACCAAAAATTTAAGACCACAATCGATGATGTGGACAACATCAGATCCGTGGCCTGATAGGGTTTAAGACAAACGGAGGGTAATTCCGCTGTTTCTTATATCTAATTTAAACGCCCTTTAATGATGATTTAAAGGGCGTTTTTGTTTCTCAAATTTAGCGAATTTTAACCGCTTAAAATGGGAATCGGTCAAAATTTCAGATTTCTCACTTTTAACGGTTATGTTTCTCAACATTTGCGGACGGCTACACCAACTCTACCCAACCGCCCTTTGTTAGTTTCAATACCACAACGCCAAGCGCTACCCCTCGATTTTAAATCCTTACAAAATAGCCCTATCTCTCAACAATAGGGCTAACATTATGACAGATGAATATCTCCATGGGGTCAAGGTAACGGAAATTTCCGAAGCCTTGCGAACACTCACCACATCATCCACCGCAGTTATCGGTTTAGTGGCAACCGCACCTGATGCAGATGCATCGGTTTTCCCACTCAACAAACCCACTCTTTTAACTGGCATCACTGCCGAAATGCAAGCCAAAGCAGGTAAAAAAGGCACGCTATCTCGTGCGCTAGATGGCATTGCGGACATTGTGAATTGTAAAGTTGTCGTCATTCGTGTGGAAGAAAACGAAGATGAAAGCACCATGAAAGCCAATGTGATCGGTTCAGTCGATAACGAAGGCAATTACACTGGCTTAAAAGCGTTCCTCGTGTCTGCTGCAGTTTGTGGCGTTAAACCACGTATTTTCTGTATCCCCAAATATGATAGCCAAGATGTGACTACCGAGCTTTTAAGCGTAGCGAAAAAACTCAACGGCTTTGTGTATGCCTCTTGTGGCACAGCAAAAACCAAAGAAGAAGCGGTGACATACGGTCGCAATTTCTCACAACGTGAATTAATGCTGATTTTCGGTGATTTCTTATCGTTTAACCCAAACACCAAACAAACCGAAGTGGATTATGCCGTTGTTCGAGCTGCAGCAATGCGTGCATATCAAGACAAAGAATATGGCTGGCATACTTCAATTTCAAACAAAGGTTTAACTGGCGTAACGGGTGTCACCAAGCCACTTTCTTTTGATATTAACGACAGTGCAACAGACGTGAACTATCTCAACGAACAAGGCATTACTTGTTGTGTTAATCACAATGGCTTTAAGTTCTGGGGATTACGCACTCGTTCGGCTGACAAATTATTTATCTACGAAAACTACACTCGCACGGCACAAGTATTGAAAGACACCATTGCGCAATCCTTTGACTGGGCGATGGATAAAGACATTTCCGTGAATCTTGTAAAAGAAATCGTAGAAGCGATCAACGCAAAATGGCGTGAATATGTGGCGCAAGGTTATTTAATCGGTGGGAAAGCATTTATCAATGCCAACTTAAACACTGCCACAACCTTGAAAGATGCAAAATTGCTTGTGTCTTATGACTACTGCCCTGTTCCACCGTTAGAACAACTTGGCTTTAACCAATACATCAGCGATGAATACCTTGTGGAATTTGCCGCAAACATTGCAAAAGTAGGAGCGTAAAAAATGGCATTACCTCGTAAACTCAAATTAATGAATTTTATGGCTGACGGTAATTCTTACCGTGGCCAAGTCACCGAAATCACCCAACCCAAATTAGCCATGAAACTGGAAGAATACCGCGCAGGCGGAATGTTTGGCCCAGTAAAAGTGAATTTAGGGGTAGAAGGCTTGGAAGCGCAATTCAAGATGGGCGGTTATACGACCGAACTTATCAAAGAATTTGGCGGAAAAATTGACGGCACAGCATTACGTTTTGCGGGAGCCTATCAACAAGATGACACCGAAGAAGTGGTTTCAATCGAACTGGTCATGCGTGGTCGTTTCGGCGAGATTGATAACGGCACTAGTAAATCGGGCGATGACACCGAACAAAGCTACACTGTGCCATTAACCTACTACAAAATCATCGAAAACGGCAAAGACCTCGTGGAAATTGACTTAATCAATTCCGTTTTCATTGTCGGTGGCGTTGATCGTCTCGCAGAGCATCGCGCAGCAATCGGCATTTAATTCACACACACCTTGCCCCGAAAGGGGCTTTTATTAAATCCCCCTGCTCTCTTTACAAAAAAGAGGAATTTTAAAGGAAACATAAAATGAAAACAGAAAACACCAAAATCATTAGCTTAACCAACCCTATTACTCGTGGCGAAAACCAAATCACGGAAATCACTGTCAATAAACCAACTGTGCCCGCATTAAAAGGCTTAAAAATGTTTGATGTGTTGCAAATGGATGTGGACGCATTACAAGTGTTATTGCCACGCGTGACATCGCCAGTACTACACAAAGCAGACTTTGCCACAATGGAAGTCGCAGATTTTACCGAGCTTGCTGCGGCGGCTGTCGGTTTTTTAGGGAAGAACTCGGAAGTGGAAACCGAAGCGACCGAGTAATGATTGCTGCCACAGTGGAAGATGCCATGGCAGACATTGCCATCATCTTCCACTGGCAACCACAAGCCTTTGAGCAAATGACATTTTCCGAATTAATGCAATGGCGAGAAAAAGCACGAGAGCGAAATGAAACAGAAACTGATTGATTATTTATTAAATATGCCACGGCATATTGTATGGCGTGGAATCTTTATTCTTTCCATCACCTTTTGGTTGCTTGTGATTTTAGGCATTGCATTTCTCTTTCGCTAATTCATCAAGTGCGGTCATAAATCACGAGATTTTTTGACCGCACTTTTCTTTAGGATAGAACATGAAATCAATTCTAATCTTCTTTTTATATTTTTTGTCAATCATTACTGTAACGGGTTACGCCACATTTTTGATGTACCACAACATTAACGGGTGGGGTTGGATTATTTTTATTGATGTTTTATTGGCATTAATGACAGTCAAAGTTAAGGAAGAAAAATAATGTTCCAAAACTTCGCACTTGCCACATTGGGTATGTTTGTTTTTACTCGGCAAACCGTGCCTTTTCAAAGTTTAGACCGCACATCAAATTGGCGACATCCAACCAATGCCATTGTTGGAGCAATGCCAAAAACACAATTCACCGGTAAAGAAAGCGAAACCGTCACGATAAGTGGCAGATTAATCCCAGAAATCACTGGCGGCAGATTTTCCATTAAGGCCCTAGAATTAATGGCAGACAGTGGCGGTGCATTTCCGCTGATTGACGGTGCAACCTTTGAAATTATCGGTTTTTTTGTGATCGAAAGCGTGCAAGAAACCCGAACAGAGTTTTTTGGCGATGGTGCACCTCGTGCGATTGATTTCAGCATGAGCTTAAAACGCACTGATGACCCGATGTTAATCGCCATTGCAGAGAGTTTAATGAGTAGCCTTTAATGTTTGATTTAAATCTTAACGACAATCACCGCACGCCCGCTTTTAAAGTGCAGATCACCACGAAAGACAAAAAACAGCAAGACATCACACAAGTGATTTCGAGCCGTTTAATTAGTTTGTCTTTAACAGATAATCGAGGCTTAGAGGCGGATACACTCGACCTAGAATTATCCGACCATGACGGCAAACTCGCCTTACCGCCACGCAATGCCACAATCAGCCTTGCATTTGGTTGGAAAGGCAAGCCATTGATTGACAAAGGGCAATATTCAGTAGATGAAGTGCAATTTTCAGGCGGTGCAGGGTCGGCAGACCGATTAACTATCAGAGCAAGAGCGGCTGATTTAAAAGGCTCATTTTCCGAACAAAAAGAGCGGTCATTTGATAAAAAAACATTAGGCGAAATTATTGACACCATCGCTAAAGAAAACCAACTCAAAAGCCAGTGCGAGAAAAAACTGGCAAATACGTTTATCGCACACATTGACCAAACCAACGAGAGCGACATTAATCTATTAAGCCGACTGGCAGAAGAACACGGGGCAATGTGCACCGTTAAAAATGGCAGGCTATTATTTATGCCGCTAGGACAAGGCAAAACCGCCACAGGCAAGCCGATTCCACTACGAAAAATCACTCGCAAAAGTGGTGACAGCTACACTTTCTCCATTGCAGAAAGCGAAAACTACAAAGCCGTGCGGGCGTATTGGCACGATACGGACACAGGCAAACGTGGCGAAATTACCGTAGATGAAAACACCAAGATAGTGAAAAAACAGCGTATGACGAAAGGCAGAACGCTGAAAAATGGCACAGTGAAAGGCAGACGATTAAGCAAACGCAAATACAACACTATTGAGCAACAAGAGCCAATCACCAGTGATAATGCGCAAATAAAATCACTCCGCCACACTTATGCAAGCGAAAGAACCGCCATCAATGCCGCAAAATCCGCCTTTGACAAACTCAAACGAGGTGTGGCGACATTTAGCCTAAATCTTGCCTTTGGCGAACCCGATTTAATCCCCGAAACGCCCATTGAGCTTTCAGGCTTTAAAGCCGAAATTGACGCAACAAATTGGCTAATCACCAAAGTGACACACAATCTTTCAGACGGTGGATTTACCAGTCAAATTGAATGTGAACTGAAAGTGGAAGATGAAGAAGTGGAAGTGAAAAAAGAGAAAAAATAAAGCCCTCAAATGAGGGCTTATATTATGGGTTTTTATTTAATAACATTTTCATAATTTGCGACACTCGCTTGTTTGCTTGTTCTCTTTGAGCGGTCAAAATCACAAAAGCAACAAATGACACAAAGTTTGAGATCCAAAATATTATCATGCCATTTTTAGAATCATAGAAATTAGAACTTATGTTAAGAATAAGATTGAATAACCAACCTAATAGCAGTGCAGTTCGCCAAGTTCCATAAGTATCATAACTACTTTTTTCTAAATTATAAAGATTAAGCAAATCATTGTTTGTCATAAATACTATGCTTGTTGATAATTAAATGTGAAAAAGATTATATAACCTGAGAAAAATTATCGTGCGTATTTTGAGTGTTATCTTTCTTTTCACTTTTGGGCGATTTTATCTCTTCTAAAATATCCTGCTCTTGTTTTTTTATATCCTGAAGTCCTTGTCGTATTTCAAGTATCTGTTCTTGTTGATTATCAGTAAAAAAATAATCAAATCCTTGTTGTATGGCATTATCAATAATAACTCCCATTATGAACAATAATACTTTAAATATTTTAGGCTTATTTTGCAAATAGGCTTGGTAAATCAATGCCCAAAGTGAATCCAAGAGTTCTTTAAATGAAAAATTTTCTTCAGTATCGACAATACTTTCTGCTTCTAAAAGTGCGGAATGAATCTCGCCTTCTGATATTTCAGTTTCAATCTCTAAAATAGTTTTAAATTGGGAAATTACCTTTTGAATTTGTTTGATCTCTTTAGGCAAACCAAATCCAATTAATTCACTACTAAGATTATGAAATGCAACCAGTTCTTTTATTTGAAGAAATTCAGGCAAAGGAGGCAATAAATCGGCGATAGGTGTACCTGAAAGGCTTTGTAATGTAATAATATTTTTTTGCAGGTCTGCCATACCTTTCGGTAAATCGTATCCAATAATACTACCATCTACAGTTTTAATAGGTTTCATATGAGTCACTTATGTCACTGGCACATACTCTCACAAGGCACGCCATCGTGGTCACGGTCAAGTTTGTGCATGCCGCATTCTCTTAAATGGAATTTAGCATCATCGCAATTATCCATGTCCTTACAAGTGCGTTTTCCATCACTGCAACTAAACTGCTCTGCATCCGCTTTTTTGCTTTTGGCAAAAGTTGCTGTTGGGAAAACAAAAGAAAGAGCGGTTAAAATTAAGATGATTTTTTTCATTTTCTTAGGTTGTCCAGATTTTATAGTGATACTGAAAAACGAACAGTGGATACACGTTAAGGGTAATCATCACCACCATTCGGATATTTGCACCGCTTCAGCCGATTGAAAGCCATCTTCCAACCACGAAGAAAACCGTATTTCCGCAAGGCTAAAATGGCGTAATTTGAACAACTAGGCTCAAAGCGGCAACCATTGCGAATTTTTTCCGGTGCTAAATATTGATAAAGTAAAATTAATTGGATACTAAGCCAAACCATTAATCATTTTTTTCGCGTCTAAAGGTGATAACTTTATGAATCTTAGTTGTCGTTTTGCCGCCGGAAAAACATCCTGCCGCTTCTTCGGTAGAAAAATCATCTATCCGAAAAAACTCCCAGCCTAATCTAGCCTGTTCATTCACCAGTTCTTGTAAATAGTCTGCTGCGGCAGTTTGAATGTTCTTTCTTTGCGCAATAATATGTGGCGCAGCTTGAATCATTTTATATTCGTATAACATAATAAATTTTCCTTAGGTTTGTTTTATTAAAATAAATCACCACTTCTTCATCTTCATCGGTAAACTAAACACCACGTGACTTAATCCACGATAGCAGCCATTTTACCCAGTTTGGCCGTTGTTGTTCAGCCAGTAAATCGCGCAAGTGGCAGGCAAATTCGTGCATTGCTTGCAACTCGGTTTCTTTCATTTCTTTAAAATAGTGTGACCCATAACATTTATCGGCATGCGTATTGATCACAAATTCAAGGTGCGCAGAACAATTACGCACAGCAAGAATTTCAGCGACTAATCTGGTGCGCGGAAAAGGGGCTCCTTCTTTATGATAGATATTCGTGATGTTCACATCTCGCCCAGCAACCGTATTGTTATCGCCGACAATATGGTTTGACATAGCTTTATCTTTTAACATCTCGCCCTGCGACAATATTATCGTGTCCTATGATGGTATTATCTTTAGTATGAATGCTGTCATTGCCTTCATTTAAATCAAATACCTGAACACGTGGTTGCTCCACTGCACTTTTACCGCTAAAAAAAAGTGTATCAATTCCCATCTGTTCTAACTTCATTAAGACAGATCTTTTCTCATCCCCATTCAGATTTCTGAACATTTTTAATAATGCCCTTTCCTCATAATTTTCTGCAACAACGGACTTTTGGTTAGTTAACAAATAAAAAATATCAATCCCCAAATACCATAGTTTTATTAAAGTATCTGCATCAGGAGAACGTTTACCTAATTCATAATTAGAATAAGTGTTATATGCAATTTCAGCTTTTTCAGCCAATACTTTTTGACTAAATCCTAATCTGGAACGTTCCTCTTTTAAACGTTCGCCGTAAGAAACACCCCAAATATCTCCAAACATAAATAATTTCCTTTACAATACCCATGAATGTGGGTATTATTATTTCTAAAATATAAAGATCAATGATTGTTACTGATGATAACCAATTTAAGGAGCGTTGTATATGAGTGAAATTAAAGAAAATGCTACTGAGAAACGGATGAGAAAAAAATTAGTGCAGGTGCAAGTAGGACTTTCCGACGATATTCGCACCGTTTTGCAGGAAAAATGTGCCGAATTGGGACAAACCGAAGCCGCATTAGTGCGGATGTTGGTGATGAAAGGACTGCGCGAAATGGGCGCGATTAGTTAATCACAGCGCAGTGAAATCCGAAGATTTACCCCCGATGTAGATTGGCCAACAATTTACGAAAGTTTGAAACAGGTGTTTGAAGGGAATTAAAGATTTTTAAACCAATGAACGAAACGTTATGTTACTCAATTTTTGGCTTTAGCAGTGATGGCAACACCACAATGCCGATGGCATAAAACATGGCTTTTAATGAGGCGTATTGCTTAATGGCTTGTTGTGGAACTTCGCTGAAATTAAACCCAAATTGTTGGAGTTCCGCTTGGCTGAAACTGCCGAGTGCAAAGACAAAAATGCAAACGCCACATAAATAGGAATGTTGTCCTGGAATGTGCAAGTTTTTGGTGTACGGAATCGTTTTTTTATATACCCAATAAATCACGAATGATATCAACAGCAATATAGCAAGTTGAATATCGGCGTTGATTTCTGGCACAAGTGCAAAGCGAGTATAAACATAAACTAACCCTAATGTTGCCCAATAAGCCACGGTATCAATGATGATGTCTTTTATAAAAAGCAGGTGTTTTTTTATTTTTTCGAACATAGGGGTGCCTTATGGCTAAAAAAGTGGATGAACAATTATGGGTTCGCGTATTGGAACTTGAACAAGCTTTGAAAGAACAGGAAAAACAAACCAAGCAAAGAATAGACGAACTGGGACAGCAATACAATTATCACCATAACCATTTACCAGCTTTATGTTTTATCTGCGCTGTAATAGGAACGTTCTGTGCATTCCAATTTTTTAGATAGCAAAAGTATAACAAAGTAAACAAAAACAACAAGGAAAAGGATATGGCGAAAACAGAAAAAAAACGCGAACTAAAATCTGAAATTATCGCATTTCGTGTGACAGCAAGTTTTAAAGAAAAGTTACAAGAAATGGCTCAAGCGGATAAACGGGAATTGAATGATTTTATCCGTTTGAAATTGGAAGAATGTATTAATTAACTTTTAATTTTAATAACCGTGCAATCCATATTGGGGAATGTGGAGAGTATAGGACAGAAGAAGGTGTGTGATATGGCAGCAAAAGTCGATGCATTATGTCCAGGATGTGGTAGCGATCAGATTGGAACGAGAACCTCTAGAAAGGCAGAAAATACCATTGTTTCTGAATGCTATTGCAAAAGCTGTGGTCGAGTTCATTTCGAACTCTGGACAGAAATTCGCAATATTAGTATCGGTACATTTACACCGGCATTAATTCAGAATTTCAAAACAGCCGAACAGTGGGCAAAAGAACGTCAAATGCGTAAGCAAGGCAAGTTACCAGCAATAGACGAACGGCAAATCGAAATCCCTACGGATTAATTCTTAATTTTCCAACCGTAATTTAAACATGGTCGTTTGAAGAAATTCATTCGACAGGATTTTTGCAACCAAAATTTAGGAGTTTGAGCAAATGGCAAGCAGTAATTATGTGTATGACAACGGTAAAAAACGCCATAACCGTGTGAATATGTGGCAGTTAAACAAAACCGTGCAAGAACAGGCTCGCAACATTCAACTGTTGCAACGAGCGATTTCTCACCAAGCAAACCTCAATGCACAGCAAGTATTACTGAATGAATCACTCAGTGATCGCATTGCGTTACTTGAAGAAGAACAGTGGGCACGTGAACAAAGCATTTTCCAACGCTTTGCACGGTGGTTCCGTAAATAAATGAATAGGGGTGAGTGATGGCCTTAATGCCTTATTGCTTTGACGATGAAACGGAATCTGCCGCTGAAAAATGGTGCCGTGTAAATCAAGTAAACGTTCCTGAAATACGAAGTTTTGATGATGTGCTGCACTCGTTAAGCAAAAGCCAATTCCGTGTAGAACGAGAGTTTGACGGTTTACAACAAGGCTTTCGAGAAATGCTGTTGGAATTAGCCGATTTAGATTTTTCAGATTTACGTGCAGGGCATTTAACAGGAACTAAGCTCCATCACTACACAGAACAAGGACAACGCAAAATAGCCCGTGCACTACGTAAAGTGCGGTTACTTTCGGGAATGTTTTCACAAGGCGTAACAGAGCGGGAATTTACTCAAATTGATAAGACGATGGGGGAATAACAAATGGCAGCAATAATTTTAAGCCGTAGTGCTTTGTCTTTTTGTGCAAAAGATGTTTATCACAAGCTAGATAATGCACAAGAACAATTGTTTGCTTATTTCTACCACTTAGATAAGGGCGATGAACAATCAGCGAATACGGCATTTAGTGAATATATCCGTTTGGGCGACATTGCAATTCAAGCGAAACGAGAATTAATGAAAAAACACGCCGAATGGGCAGACTGGAGAGAGAAAAGAAAATGACAAGTTGTTTAGTGATGTTTTTCGTGGTGGTGTTTGCCGTTCTTGGCGTGGCTGTGACGGTAATGGGATTAATTGAGTTTATTGTCGATTCGTTAGATAGACGCTGGTAAGGAGAAATAATGAGCGAATTTATTGATTTACACACACGCGCAGAGTTGAGAAATGAAGACAGTCACATGACTGTTTTTATAACGTGTGATGAAAATGGCGATCCTGAATTGGATTTCGGAATTGGCTTTTCATTGAATGCGAACGAATTAGCAAAATTCCATGAATGGATTGGCGATTGGTTACGCGGTGCAGGAAAGATTGAGGAATAAAAATGAGCACAATTATTTTTGAATTAAGTTGCGGTTCCACGGTGCAGATTCTGAAAGTGGGCGATTGGTATCAACTGGCAGAAGTGTTTGATTTCAAACCGGCACGCCTTGTGGGCGGATTACATAGCAAGATGTTGGGCGCCATTGATGAGGTTCGCGAATTTGATTTAACCAAGAAAGAACGAAACACACTGGAAGAAATTAAGCATTCAATCGTTTCAACCAACAACACCATTTTGGATTTACTTAAACAGCAAAGCGAACATCTCGCCCATTTATAACAAAGGATTTTAAAAATGAACTGGACGGCTCAACGTGACATCAACCTTGCCAAACGTGAGCAAGCGATGGCAGATGCACGTGCAGTGATGATGCAAAGTGCGGTGAATGTTGACCGCACTTTCGATACTGCTCAAGCGACATCGGCGCAAATGGAATTGTTTTCTGTTGCGCCGCACCAGTTTGATTATGTTGAAAAACTGCTTTCTGCACTCCCTCGCAAACGCCAACGTGAGCATTTTCGCCATGTGTGGTTGCGTGCGTTCAACGGTGTGAAAGATGATGGCTCTATCGGGTTTAAATTCGGCAATAAACAGGCGGCGTATGCCAATACCTATTTGCGCGAAATTCTCACTAATCGCCTGAAAGCCGTTTTTCAACATTATCACGTTAGCCTTGATTGGTTGATTAACCGTGATACACATTCACAAGTGGTCGCACTTTCTAAAGGCAAAAAAGCGGCTAACTTTCCGTTTTATTTATTAGGTGAACATCAGCTAAAAGAAATGGCAGACAAATTAGCCATGTTGTTTACGAAATTACAGTCCGATTTTGTCACCGAACAAGCCGAGCGGAAAGAACGTGGAGAAATATCTCTTGATGATTTCACCGCACTTTCTCGTGACCTTTATCGCTTAGTAGGCGAAGTGTGTGCAGATATTGGTTTTCCGTTAAAGCACTGGTTTGCTTATCAAGATAACCGTTTCTTAGATGTAAATGACATTGAGGTTGATCTAAATAAATCAGTTTGCCCAAAACATTGGAAACGCCAACTTACTACGGCACAAAAACGATTAAAAGAACATGTGGAGATTGGCTGTGGTGCAGTATCGGCAAAAGTGAGCCCTTATGTGTCGCAAACCGCATTTAATGACTACCGTACACAACGTGCAGATAACCTCGAATATCTGCAACAAATGGTGTTGGAAAATCTAGACGATAGCACCGAACAAATGCCGTTGATTGAAATGTGGAAAAAATCTGTGGCAAATCCTGCTATCCGTTTCCAGGAAACCATGAACCGCTTGCGTGGGATTGATGAATGGGCGACAGCAAATTCATTTGTGTCACTTTTTCTTACACTGACTGCGCCATCCTCTTTTCATGCAACCCATGAAACAGGCAAAAACAATAAAAAATGGCAAGGCGCAAGCCCTCGTGATACCCAACGTTACTTAAATAAAGTGTGGGCGCAGTTGCGTGCACAGTTTGCCAAACGTGGAATCGGTTTTTTTGGCTTTCGTGGCGTTGAACCGCATCACGATGGCACACCGCATTGGCACTTGCTGATGTATGTAAAACCTGAACGTAAAGATGAGGTTATTCAATTATTTCGCAAGAAAGCGTTGGAATTAGATGGCGATGAATTCGGTGCGAAAAAATACCGTTTCAAAGTAGAAGAAATTGACCCAACCAAAGGTTCTGCCATTGGCTATGTGGCGAAATACATCGCCAAGAATATCTATGCAGGTAAGCAAGGCAAAGAAATGTCCGATGAAGTAGAAAATCTGACATTACTTGAAAATGTGCAACGTGTCAGTGCGTGGGCAAATCTTTGGGGCATTCGTCAATTTCAGTTTTATGGTACACCGTCAATTTCGACTTGGCGTGAACTTCGCAAAATTGATGATGCCATGGCAGCAACTGCGGACGATGAAGTATTGGATATTGGTCGCACGGTGGCTGATGTGAGTTGCTTTGGTAGTTATTTAAAAGTGCAAGGTGGCGCAATGACAAAACGTTGTGAACAGCCGATTTGTATTGAGTATGAAGAATGCGAACCGAATAAATATGGGGAAATTCGTAAGAAAATTGTGGGGGTAAAAAACAGATTCACAGAAAAGAAAATCATCACCAAGTTAAAAAACTGGGTGATTAAATCAGCGAAAAGTGCGTTGGGTTCCACTGCACTTAATTCGGAGTCTACCGAAACAAACAAGGCGCATCGCGCCGCTTGGACTTGTGTCAATAACTGTAACCGTTCAAAAATTGAACAACAAGCTGATTTATTGATGTTGCCTATTGGTGCGCCATTAAAACCGTCACAAATTGACCTTTTAATGCGCCATGGACGGTTACGGCTTAATGACTATCGGTGGATTTGGTGTGAAAACGATGAAGTTTTCATTAAAGAAGAAAAAATTCCGTTGGCTCAAGCCTTTGGTTGGGGCGAGAGCTTGGGGGATTTTAGGGTAAATTGATTAAAAGTGAGGTTAAAAATGAGAAAAATTGTTCAAATTGCTGTGTCTGAATCTATGGGTTATGACAAAGAATGCGATGATTTACAACTATCAGAAACAATTTTTGCTCTGTGCAATGACGGAACATTATGGCGTAGATGGTTAAATGCTGTTGGTTCTCATAGAAATGAACCTAAATGGGTAAAGATTGAAAATGTTCCGCAGGATTAAGGAAAATACCATGATCAATATTCAGTTAATTGATGGTAAGCGATATGTGGTGCTGGAGTGTGAATTTGCTAGAGAATGGCGAGTTGGGAGAGAAAGTAAAACAACCGTGACTTATAGCGAAGCAGAAGAAATCGCAGACCATTATAGAAAATATTTAAAAATTCCACCTGAGCGAGTCCTAATTGTGGAAGTACCTAATGTGATTAAACATAGAGATTGAAAGGAAAGAAAAATGGCAGGTTTACAACAACTTATTAAAAACATCGAACAATGGGCAGAAGATCGCAATTTGATTGAAGGTTCTACACCGCAAAAACAATTTATTAAATTGATGGAAGAATTTGGGGAGCTATGTAGTGGCGTAGCAAAAAATAAACCTGATGTAATTAAGGATAGTATTGGGGATTGTTTTGTAGTGATGGTTATTTTAAACAAGCAAACCCATAGCAAATTTGATTTTATCCCACTTACTTATGCACTTCGTGGGTATGTTGGTATTGACACATGGATTGAAAAAATCACAGGAAAATTTGCAAGTATTTCTGAAAAAATCAATTACACAGGAAAGGCTAATCGTTTTCTTTGTTATGACTTAGGCTATGCTTTATTTTGCTTGACTATGATTGCTCAAGAATTTGGATTATGTTTGCATGAATGCGTGCAAGCGGCGTGGGATGAAATCAAAGACCGAAAAGGGCATATGGTTAATAGTGTGTTTGTGAAAGAGGGGGATTTGTGATTACAGAGGAAAACACAACAAAATCCGAGCGTACTTTAACAATCAAGGAGGTCGCTGACCTCCTTAATTTAAGTTACAGCACCGTTTTCGCACACCGTTTTAAATGGGGCTTTTTCCAGATGGAAGGTTCGAAAGCGTGGCGAGTTTTTAGGGAAGATCTTGACCGCTGTAGAAAAAGAAAAAATAATGTCATCCGATTGGTTGGATTGACTGATATAAAAAATGGAGGAAAGAATAAATGTCAATCTACAAGAGAGGAAGTACATATTGGCTCGATATTACAACACCGAGTGGCGAACGAATTAGACGAAGCGCTGGGACTGAAGTAAAGAAAAAGGCACAAGAATTACACGATAAGATCAAAGCAGAACTATGGGATATGGCACACCTTAACAAGAAACCGCCTAAACTCTTTGAAGAAGCCTTGTTATTATTTGTGGAAGATGCAAAGTTGAAAAAGGATTTTGATACGAACCGCAGACACGCCATTTATTGGCGTTCTGTTTTTGGTGGTTGGAAATTGAGTGATATTACAGGCGAAGATATTATGACTAATTTGCCGACATACTCAACCACTCATAAAAAACCATTGTCGCCTTCGACAAAAAACCGCTATCGCACCTCCATTTTGCGGGTGCTTTCACTAGCTTATAAAAACGGCTGGATTGATAGAATCCCTTATGTGAAAAAATTCGTTGAGCCAAAAGTCCGCGTTCGTTGGATTACAAAAGAGCAAGCCACAACACTAATTTCAAATTTAAATTTGGCGTGGATGAAAAATGTTTGTTCTTTTGCTTTATTCACTGGCGCGCGCATGACAGAGATTTTATCAATGACATGGGATAAAGTGGATTTTGAACGTAGTATCGCGATTGTTTCAAATGATGTAGCAAAATCAGGTAAAGCAAGAGCATTACCATTGAATAACACTGCTTTGGATTTATTGCAAAAATTATACCAAACTCGCCGCAGTGAATTTGTTTTTCATCGTGGTACTGATAAACAAATTGGGCGTATTGATTGGCATGATTTCCATCAAGCATTAGAAAAAAGCAATATTCATAATTTTCGCTTTCATGATTTACGCCATACTTGGGCAAGTTGGCATGTTCAAGCAGGTACACCGCTTTATACGTTAAAAGAGATGGGTGGTTGGGAAACATTAGAAATGGTAAAGAAATATGCACATTTAAATGCAGATCACATGATAGAGTTTGCGAACAATGTCACATTTACGCCACACGAAGACGATGACTTCTCACAAGAAAATTTTTACAATGTAGTAAATTATTGAAAATGAAAGGTTTTTTAATGGCAGGGGCGGAGAGGCTCGAACTCCCAACACCCGGTTTTGGAGACCGGTGCTCT